CCAGCACGATCACGATGGGGGATGTCCTGCCGTCCGGTTCATGCACGGTGGACAGGGTGTTGATGTTCGCCCCGTATTCCAGCACGGACGGGACACTGGCGGAGAAGTTCGGGGCCTCGGGGACACTGACGATCGGGGAGGTCAGGGCCAGCACGATGGAGTCCGTGACGGTGCCGCCCGCCGTGGTGACGGTGTAGGTGGAGGTGCCGTTGACGGCCTCGTAGTCGTCCAGCACCAGCGGGGCGGGGCCGGCGTAGGGCAGCTGCCCGGTGAGGGTGCGCACGTCCCAGGTGCCGTTCGCGTCGGTGCGGCGGATGCGGGTCACGTCGGCGGTGGGCGTGATGGTCAGCCGGTTGGAGCCGGTCTCGGGGTCTGATTCGAGCAGCAGGGTTGTCATTGGTCCACCGAACTCCCGCCGCGTTCGCGTAGGTTCACGGTCTTGTCCACCGGCTGGGTCAGCCGGGTGATGGCCTGCGCGAACTCGAACTCGTTGCCGATCTTCAGGTTCACGAACACGTCCCGTCCCTTGATCCCGTCGATGCGTTTTTGCACCTCGGAGACGGTGTAGTCGTCGTCCACGTCGATCTTGACCAGATCCCGGCCCCGGATGCCGTCGATGCGTTTTTGCACCTCATTGGCGGTGGACTCGTCGTTGACGTTGATCGGGGCGTCCTTGCCCTCGATGGCGTCGATGTTGGCCTGCGCCTCGGCGGAACCGGTTTCTGTCGTGGTGACTGTGGCGTCCTTGGCGGCGGGGATGGCGTCGATGGCGGCCTTGGCTTCCTCGGTGCCGTTGGCCTTGACGAGGGTTTCCACGTTCGCGGGGATCAGCCCGTAGCTGTCGGCCAGGGCGGCTGCCTGCGCTGCGTCGAAGCCTGCGGCGTCGGCGGCCTTCAGGAATGCCTCTCGGGAGCCGTTGACCGTCCGGGTGACGGTCTCTGCGGAGCCGCCAGCGAGGATCTGCGCGTCCCGCAGCGTGTTGGCGGCCTCGGCCATCTCCACCAGGGACTCCCGGTTGGCCCGCCCGGAGGCGGTGAGGATGTCGATGTTTCTGCCGTTGGTCTTGATGTCCTTGTTCATCTGCTCGGCGGTGGTGATCCAGTTGCTTTCCGCAGTGACCAGGTCCATGGCGGCGTTGGCTGCCTTGTCGGAGGCGTCGGCCTTTTCCTTGATCGCGTCGGCGGCGGCCTCGGCTGCTTCCTTGGTGTGGTCGAGCGCGTCCCTCTCCAGCTCGTAGATCTCTACGGCGTCGTTGGTGACCTTGATGTTTTCCTCGGCCTGCCCGCGCAGGTCAGAGAGGGCGTCGCGTTTCTTCTGCGCGGCGATGCCGGCGTCGGTGAACGCCACGGCCCCGTCCTCGGTGACGGAGGAACTTTTCTCGATTTCGCGGGTGAGGTTCTGCCAGTCGTCGGCGGTGGCGTCCAGGAACTTCCGGGAGTCCTCGGCGGAGCCGGACGCGGCGCGGATCGCGTCCCGCGAGGATACGCCGAACTCCTTGGCGTCCTTGGCGGTTTCCTGGAATTTGGTGGACGCCTCGTTGGCCCAGAACGTGATCCAGTTATCCTCCATCACCTCCCGGCCCCAGGAGATGATCTTGTCCGCGAGGTCCATCTTGGCCAGGTCGCCGCCCGCGTCCTTGATGGAGTCGATCATTTCCACGGATTTTTCCTTGGCGGCGTTGGCTTCCTCGGCGGTGGACTGCATGGCGGAGATGGCGATGCCCATGCCCACGGCCACGGCGAGGCCGGCAGCGGCGCCGGCCGGGCCGAAGCCGGCGAAGGCGTTGGCGGCGACTTCCTGGAAGGAGTCCATGATGGACTCGGCGGAGCCATCGAAGCTGGCGGCGGACTCCTTGGCGGTGGAGGCGGCCTCCTGTTTGAAGTCCTCGGCCCCTTCCCCTGCTTCCCGGAAGCCGCGCTTGGTGTCGTCCCCGATGTCCTTGCCGGCCTTTTTGGCGTCGTTGGCCATGGACTTGAAGGCGCTGGATACCTTGTCATCCAGCGAGCCGGCGTCCTTGCCCATGTCGCCCAGGTCATCGGCCACGCTCTCTAGGGCCTTGCTGACGTCCTTGGTTTCCCGGATCACCTTGGAGGTGTCGGCTGTGAACTTGATGTCGATGGCCACGGCTTACTTCCTCTCCAGTGATTCGTGGATGTTGCGGACGATGATCTGCACCCAGAGCGAGACCATGCGCGGGGCCACGTCAGCGAACGCCGGGTACACGACGCGGCCCTTGCGGTTGCGTGCAGGCAGTCCGGTGCGTGTACGCCGGGTCACCTGATGGCCCTTGCGGTCATAGGTGCTTCTCTTGGCCCTGTCGGTGCCGAACTCCAGCGAGCGGGCGTCGGTGTTGGGCACGAAGCCGCCCTCCCCGGAGCGCAGCGGGCGCCGGGACGAAGCGGCGATGGCGCGGGCGGGGTTGCCCGCCGCGATGCGGGCCCCGGCCCCGAACACGGCCTGATCCATCCGGGACCGGCCGGCGCGGGCGGCGATGGCCTGCCGCCAGATCGGGTTCAGGGTGGAGCGGGTGTGCTTGTTGATGTCGGAACGGATGCCCTTGTCGGCGGCCTTCAGCGCCAGCGCCGCCGCCCGCAGCAGCGGGACGGTCCTGGCGCTGGGCTGAATCACCGGCACAGTGGCTACGCCTCGGGGGTGATGGTCGCCGGCCCGTCACCGAACAGCACGGCGGTGGCGGCGTTGTAGCCCTGCGCCCCGCCGAAGCTGCCCGGCGCGGTGGCGATGCAGGTGTGCACGATCTTGGCGGTGCCGCCCGCCTTGGGGGTGAACTCCACGTCGATCTTCTCCCCGTGGTTGTTGCGCAGGAACAGCCAGAACTCCCCGGTTTTCAGGGAGTCCGCGAACGTGACGTTGATGTTGTCCCGGACCGGGCCGATCGCTGAGGTGTTGTTCCCGGACACCGGCTTGCGTTCGGTGTTCTCGAACGTGGTCACGAGCTGCACGTTGTCGATGTCGTCGGCGAACTCGACCAGCGTTTCGCCGTCGAGGGCCGCCTTCACGGTGGCGTTCTTGATGGAGTAATCGGTGGACATGGCCTAGTCCCTCTCATTTCGGACGGTGGTTTGGTAGACGTTCTCGGAGTCGGCGGAGCAGGTCACTGTCCAGCCCTGGAAAGATTCCTTGAAGGTGTTGCGTTCGGCCTTCAGGAAGGTCACGCCCTCGATCCGCTGCAGGGACAGCAGGATGCCGTCCAGCAGGGTGTCCAGTTCATCCTCGGAGCGTTCCCCAAGTTTGGTCATGCCGTAGGCGTCGATGGTGACCGCGTGCCGGATCTTGCCGGGGGCCTGCGGGTGCGGGTCCACGTCGGTGCGGTACACGGCCACGGCGTGGCGGCGGATGTCGGTGGCCGGCGCGTAGGCCCACGGGTACACGTCCCAGGCGGTATTGTCGGCGGCGAGCTGCGCGGCGATGGTCTGCCTCGGGGTGGACATCAGAAGATCCCGCCCCGTCGTGTCGGCGGGCGCAGCAGGTTGCGGGCCTCCAGCACCAGCGCGTAGGTGCCGATGCCGTAGCCCTCGGCGCCGATGCTCTCGCCGTTCCCGGAGCGGGAGCGGGCGTAGATGTGCTGCGCCTGGAGCAGCTGCGCGAGGGCGTAGCGTTCGGGCAGCGGGGTGGGCTGGGTAGCGGGCGCGTAGGCTGCGCACACCTCGTGGGCCACCGTGAGCAGGCTGGACAGCTCGGGATCTTCCGGGGCGTCCGGCCACCTGTCGGTGATCTCTTCGGTGTCCAGCCAGCCTACGCGCGGCACTATTTGCCCTTGCCTTTCAGTTCGGTCTGCACGGCCACGATGATGCCGTGCTGGGCCTTGACTTTCTTCTCCAGCGCGTCCAGCCGGGTTTCCTCGGGTTCGGTGGAGGCCGGTTCGGTGGAGGAACCGCCCCGGATACCCAGGGCGGCCTCCAGCCGGGCGAGGCGGGCGGTAATCGAGGATGCCATGGCTCAGGCCACGTTCACGGAGACGACGCCCCGCTTGTCGTTGGTGAACAGGGCGTAGTAGCCGAACAGGCCGGCGTCGATGCCGCCGTGCGCGACGTCCAGGGCCTCGACCCGGATCGGGCCACCGGGCAGCTCGTACAGCGTGGTGGCGGCGGTGGCACCGACGAGCACCTTGCCGTTCAGCGCCGCGGCGGACGGCGGGGCGCCGACGATGCGGAAGCCCTGCAGCGCGCCTTCCTCCAGGCCCAGGGAGGCGTTCAGGAACGCCAGCTTGTCCACCTCGGTGGTCAGCGCCAGGGTGCGGTACAGGTCAGCGCCCACGATCGCCCAGTCCGGCACGGCGAACTCCAGCACGTTCTGCGCCCCGATAATCAGCTTCTCCCACGGGTCCGTGGTGGCGTTGACGACGGCGGTGTGGTTGGCGGCCGTGGTGAGGTGGGTGAGCACCTTGCCGTCCATCAGCCGGGCGTAATTGTCGGTGCGTTCCTTGTAGAACGAGTTCCAGAACGCCGGGTTGGGCAGGTCCACGTGGATGCGGTCCACCTTGTGCCCGGACGCCACGCGGGCGGCGGTGAAGGGCACCGACTCGGCGGTGACCACGTTGGTGGGCACCTCGGCCAGGTTGCCGGCGTAGTCGTCCACGTCCGGGGTGGTGACCCAGCGCCAGCCGATCATGTCCTGCGCGGTGAGGGACTGATGGGAGACCAGCGGGGCGTAGCGCTGGAAGTAGCCGCGCCCGGTCCATAGTTCCCCGATGAACGCCGGCACCGTGGTGGGGTCGAACACGTCAGCCTGGATGATCGGATCAAGCGCGAGCTGGACGTTGCGGCCGTCCCGGATGCGGGTCATGAGCGCCTGCCGCTCGGACACGGCCGGGGCGGCGGGCATGCCCAGCGCGGCGGGACCGGCAGGCACGGCGGGCGCGGACGGGGCGGGGGCAGCCGGGGCAGCCGGCGCCGGAGGCGTTTCGGTCATCTTCAGTTCCTTCTGTTGTTTTGCGAATGCCACGGCTGCGGCGACTGACTCCACCTGCGCGTCCTGGAAGGCAGGGACGGCGCAGAGGGACACTTCATAGAGTTCGGCGGCGTTGACCACCAGGTTGAACTCGTCATCGAACTCGTAGTCGGTGGGCATGAAGCCCACCGACAGGCCATCACGCAGGCCCGATGTTGCTTCGGCCAGGGCACGGTCCCCGTCCGCGCCTTCCGGTACGTAGAAGGTGGCGGTCGCGTCCTCGGCGCCCTGGTCAAACTGGGTCATGTAGCCCACCGGCTGGGCCATGTCGTGGTCCCGCAGCAGCTTGACCCGCTTCAGCGGCTCGCGCGGGGTGAGCGCGCCGGCCCGGATGGTCAGCCCGTGGGACTCGGCCACGGTGTTGAACACGGTGATCCGGCCGGTGATGGTGCGGGCGGGCTGGTCGGCCTGGACCTCGACGGCGAGGGCCTGTAGCCGGATCTCAGGAAGCTGCGTCATTCGTCGGTTCCGTTCTCTGCGGGGGCCACGGCGGAGCCGGCGTTGCCCTTGGCTGTGTCGTCGGTGTCGAACGTGGAGGTGTCAAACTTCAGCACGGTGCCCTCGGGGGTCACGTCATCCTGCGAGAGGCGCTGCTCGATCGGTTCCAGGAACATCCGCAGCGAGAGGGTCAGGAACTCGTTCTTGTTCTGCAGCGTGTTCGAGTAGGTGTCGGAGGTGCCGTTGTTGCCGTCCAGCATCGCGGCGTTGATGTTCAGGTAGTTGGCCACGTCCAGCCGCACCGCGTTGCGGGCCTCGACGAGCATGTCCATTTTCCCGTCGCCCAGCGCCTTGACATCAAGCCAGTGCGGGGACACGGCCACGGCGCCGTGCTTGGAGGACCGGGCGGTGGACCACTTCCGGGCGATTTCCTCGACCTCGGATTCCTCCCCGTCCTCGACCGGCTCGGGCACGAACGTGGAGTCGTTGATGTGCAGGTCCAGCAGCGGGACCGGGTTCGAGGCCCGGTTCAGGATCGCGGCCTGCAAGTGGTGGTAGTGGTTCACGCTGGCGCGCCCGTAGTCCAGGAAGCCCTGCGGCATCAGCCCGGGGATGTAGACCAGGTGCCGGGAGTCCCGGCGCTGCCCGTCGATCTCGACGAAGCCCTCGGCGTCCACGTTCCAGCGGTCACGCGGGACCCGGGAGAGGGAGTTGACCGGGCGGTAGTCCTCGTCCACGTCGTCTTTCCACAGCACGGAGGCGTTGGTGAACAGCAGGTCCTGCAGCACCGCCGCCCAGCGGTGCCCCGGCGTCACGGCCCCGGTGGTCCTGGAGCACCATGTGGGGGTAGTGCCCGCGACGGCGGCCAGCGGGAAACTGGCCACCACTGTCGAGTACAGGGCAATGGCGCGTGACACGGGGGGCACGCCCAGCGCCTTGCCAACCGATACCGGACCATCGGGTAGGTCCGGGGCCATGACGACGGAGAGATGGGAAGTGGACGGAATGAACGGCGAGGACAGGCCGGCGCCGGCCGCGTAGCCGGTCACCTCGTTGTACGCCTCGGTGCCCGCCGTGCCGAACCACTTCTGAAGTATACCCACGGGCATAACAATGGCGCCTAAACGGGGCCATCCGCTAACCATGTGTAGTTATATTTAACCCTGTTGGGCGTGTCGTGTCATGCCGTGATGACCTCGGGGAGCCGCACGCGGGTGCGGACCTTGGCCCCGGACGCGGCCGCGAGGGCATGCACACAGGCCAGCAGGGGACTGATGTCAAGCCCGTGCTTGCGCCCGAACAGCCGGGAGCCGCCCGTTTCCCGCCACACGGCATTCCGCACGGCGGCGTCCAGCGAGGCATCGGCGGCGTGGCTGAACGTGCCCTGGTCCAGTGCGCCGGCCACGGTCGCGGTGGCGGCGGCGACTTCCCTCATCTGCAGGGACTTCAGCGCCTTGGCCTGGAAGCGCGGCTTCCGGGCGACGGCCTGCGCGACGGCGATGTTGTCCCCGATATTGTCATACCCCACGGCGATGCCGGGGTGCTTCAGGGTGGCTTTCAGCAGCTCGTCGGGCAGCCAGTGCGCCCCGGCCCGGTGGTCCAGCAGCTGCACATGGGGGTTGCCCTCGGCGTCAAACCACGCGCCGGCCAGCGCGCCGGCAGACGCCCCGATGGCCACGTCATAGCCCAGCGCCCAGGGCAGGCCCTCGGGCGAGTCCAACTGCTCCACGGCGGAGTCCGCCCACGCCTCCAGGTCCAGCGCCGAACGCGATGAATCGGGCGGCCAGACACAGAGATATTCCCTGATGAAGGTGGGCATGTCCATGGTATCCCAGCGCTGCCGGATGGTCTCCAGTTCGGTCAGCCCGCAGGCCAGCCCGGGATGCACCCTGAACCACAGCCCGGGGTCGGAGGCCTGCTCTTCGGAGATCACCTCGGAGTCCTTGGCGGAGTAGTCCACGATGCCGTACCTGTCAGGCTGCGCCCGCGCCGCCTCCAGCGAGGTCCAGAACAGCCCGTCACGGGACAGGCCCGGGGTGCCGGCCTTGATGATCTGCCCGTGCGGGCGGGTGTCCATCACGGGCAGCGCGCCGGCCTGCAGCTCGGCGGTCAGCGCCAGGTCATACTCGCCGGCCTCGTCGAAGAACAGCACGTCGGCGGCCAGGCCCCTGAAGCTGGACGCCTTGGGCGGGGCGACCCACCAGCGGGAGCCGTTTCGCCACTGGATGTACTCCCGCCCGGTGGACGCGAACACCTTCCAGTCCCGCTCTTTCGGCTCCCTCGGGTCTACGAGCTCCATGGTGCGGACCATGTCC